TGAGCCTGCGTCATGTTTCCAAAGCCTTCGCGCTTCATGAGCAACGTTGACCATTTGTCGGCGTCAGCGAAATGCAACGGCAGGATCATCTGCGGCACGTGGTAGCCAGCAAACTGCCACCGGCGCTCAGGGTGGCGATGCACCCAGCGGCCGTGCCTCGGATTAATCGGTTTACGGCATTTAGCGCATACAGTACCGGGGTACTTTTCGCTGATGTGAATATTGAACGGACCAATAATCGCGTCGAGGTCGTGATCGCTGGATGGGATATTCCACTTGCCACACGAGCGGCACGGAATAAACCACTCTGCCATACTACTGCGCCGGTATAACCCCTCTAAAGGGTTATCTATGGATTTTGGCGTCCCGGTGAAATGCGTGATCGCGTAACGCGAGTACGACATCGTTTCTTGCACGATCGGAATATGATCAGGGTCCATATCCTGAATTTCGTCAAAACACACACGGTCTGCAGACACACCGCGGACTCGGTCGGCGTCGAGCAGCGCGAACGAGAACAACATGATTGACTTGTTCTTAAAGCTGCGCTGTAACACGTTGTTTTCAGTTTCGGTGCCGGACCACTGAGACTTTACCGGCGACTGATCAATAAACGAACGTACGTAGTTGTTGCTGAAGCGGCGAATCTGTTCGTACAGCGGCGTAACGTATAGCGTCTTAAAAAACGGAATGCTATTCGACATTACAACGCCGTGCGCCGCCAGGCTTGTCGACTTGGACAGCTGTCGCCCTGTTTTCCAGACTTGATTCTTCGGCATCAATAATCTGAAAAGCGGGCCGAACGGGTAATGATTTTTTAAAGTGTACGGTTTACCGTTTAAATTAAGAACTAATGGCAGAATTGGCTCCAGTGATGGAAAACATTTATGCGCGGCCAGTTCTTGCAGCAGACCAGCTCGGCTATTGAGCGATCGCGCGTCTGTCGCGTCAATTGACATCAATTCGTGAAGCAGTTTTTGAACGCCGTCTGGTGGCGCCTCAACTACTCCTTCCGGCAGCAGGTCCGATTCCTGCAACATAAAAGGTGTCCTATGGGTCGGTATCAAGGCGGTAAGTACTATCGAAATTCGGATGACGCTGAACTGCAATGGCTGGAAGACGGCGTAGGCCTGATTTTCAGCATTGCGTGGTACAGCTTGACGTTATTTGTTACTGGTATTTACGGCATTGTCGTGGGATTATTCTACTTGCTATCCGGACGTAATTCAGATTAATGAATCGAGCTGGGGCGAGTATACTGGGGAGTAACTCGCCTCAGCCATTAATCTCGAGGACTTTATGCCAAATATCAGCAAGAGCGCCAAATTGTACCAAGAACGACGGCAACCCGATATTCGAAAAACGTACCGCGGCCCTGGTCCGTATGTAGATTTATGGGCAAATAAGGCGCATCATTTAGACCTTGCCCCGCCACTACCGGCACCAGAAACAAAGATCGATACGGCCGCTCCGGATAGTACGCGAACGACAGTGTGGCCTTTTGGAGATAAGTACGCAACGTAATGAAATCGCAACCCACTGAGTCTTTTCTGGGTTTTAGCGGATTAATTTTCGGCGCCGCTTTGCTCGCCATTCCAATATTGGGCGGCAATGGTATCATAGGCGCTTTAGTCGCAATCTATTTCTGCCTCTTGCTCACAAACAGCGCAGGTCGGAGCAGCAAGCGTGGCTAACATTCTTGATTTTATAGCCGTAATTTTCGCGACCGGCGCCATCATTGACGTGTGGCATAACGGGAGTATATTCGCAACAGCCCGGGCTATCGTGCAGGCGAAACAAGATTTCGCGAAGGATGGCTCGCTCACGCTGCTGTGGACAGAACTACTAACCTGTCCATTTTGCAAAAGTTACCATATTCCTGTTTATCTGTACGCGATTCTCGTGTCAGGCGATTATGCAGGCGGATTTGTTTCGACAGTCATTCGTGTTTTTATTTACGGATGGGCCGCCACAAGAGTCAGTAATATCATCAACGGTCTTTTACCTAAAGAAATGAGATATGACAGAGAACCAATCCTCTAGCGAAGATGTACAGAACAAGCCCGTGCCTGCGCTTCCTATTGAGTCAGCCGGCAACGCATGCGACCTGACGGTTTTTTCAGAAGCCAACAAGTTTGCCGAAGCTATTATTAAAAAAGTGCCTGAGTTGCACGGCGTCGCGATTATCCCGATTTGGATGCCGCAACTTCAAGATGTGCCAAACGGATTACTACGTCTTCGCGACGAGTCTTTTCCGCACATTGGCGCGTTGCTGCAAATGTTAGGCAATCTGTCCGCATTCAGCATGGACGTCAACCGAGACATGATGAATCAAATGCGCTCGGTCGATCAGATGGCAAAGGATGTTGCTACTGAGGTCAAAAATAAACTTGGCGAATTGCAGGCAATCAACGCAAAAACAGCGGAGTCTGGCGCTAAGGGCAACGAATGACTACAACCCTATCTGAAGATCAGCTATTAATAGAAAAACTGCGCAAGAGATACGAAGGTTGGACAGAACAAGAAGTCAGAAACGATCTGCGGGCAAAATACGCAGAAACGTGGAACGACGCGGAACTGCTCGGCGAGTTTGAGGTCCAACAGTTTGACGGCCCAATTGTGCATGTGATCCGTAAAATAGATAAATGTTGCGGCACTGTTGGCTACATTTCTGAACCTAGGCTCTATTTCGCGTTCATAGAGGACTAAAATGAGCGAATACAAAAAATTCGGGACGGGTGCAGTGCGCAGCAACGATCGCGAAACTGTCCGGTATGATTTGATTTCTCCGGTTGGGTTACGCGCACTAGCGGAAACCTACGCAGAAGGCGCTGAAAAATTTGGCGCCAATAACTGGGAGAACGGAATGCCGATCACCGATATTTTGAACCACGTGATCGCGCATATCTACGACTTTTTAGGCGGCTGTCGTAAAGAGCCGCATCTTGCGCACGCGGCCTGGGGAATGCTTGCCGCGATCCACTCGTTCGAGAAGTGGCCCGAGCTGAATGCCGGAACACTCCGCGGACCGGACGGCAGCTGCCCGCCAGTAGCCGTGCGCGAGCACAAGACGCCGCAGTAAGCAATAAAGCGGCTTGTCTAACGATACGACACACGGCAGCCAATAAACGGCTGTCCAGGTATTGAAACTTTTATTGGGGTACCGTATTGTTCAGTAACCGCTCAAGAAGAGCGGCCACCACAGGAGATAGACATGACTGTCTCGACAGGTACGTCTGCTGGAAACTTTTGGGAAGACGGCTTCGAAGAAGAAGCTGAGTGCGAACGATTCTTGCAGGAGCAAAAAACAAAAATAATTGAAGACGAAGAGGAACACGTCGTCGAAGCTGCGTATGATGATGAAGAGGAGGCAGACGACGACGAAGAAGAAGAAGTCGAGGAACAGGAACCGGAAACTGACGCAGCAAAGCCTGAGCTCGTAGCCGAGGCAGACGACGCTGAAGAAGTTGCGGAAGAGAAGGATAGTGAAGAGACTGAACCCGTCGCAGAAGGCGAAGAAGAAGCCGAAGCGACCAATCCTGAGAAGGGTAGGAAAATGGCTAAAACGAAGACGAAGGCTGGTGGGAAGACCAAGGCTGAGGCGATTCGCGAAGTTATTGATCGGCGCAAGCGGGCCAGCGAATCTCTCCGGCCCCGCGATATCATTGAGGAGCTGTCCGACAACGGCTTCGAGGTGAACGCGTCGCAGGTTAGCGTAACTCTGCGGAGCATGGGCGTACCCCCTGCGCCGAAGGGCCGCGTAAAGGGTTCGAAGGTCAAGCCGACCGAAGCTCCCGCCGAACCGAAGAGCCGTGTGGCCCTGAAGCGCGGCGTTAGCGGAAAAGAAGTCACCAAGCCAGCTGCGCGAAACGGCGAGCTGGAAGTTGTGATGGGACAACCTGCAAGCCCGGCGGCCATCGTTAAGATGGGTGTCGAGTTCCTCGATGCCGCCGGCAGCTACGCCAGTGCCATCGATATTCTGTCGGCAATCGATAGCAGGTTTGAGTAGTCCCGACAGAATCCTATAGTTTGCGCTACCCGGCGCGGGTTGGTCGAAAGGCTGGCCCGCGCCGGGTTTTTCGTTTTTACCCGGGAAAATCGTCGCGCCTTGACGCGCGGCCGCCGTTGCGGCATCACAGAGGTACTCAATAGCCCTAAATACGCATAGCAACAAATCACGAGTTGGAAGTCTTTAACCAGAAAGAACGTGATGTATCTCTATCTTTTGAACGAAACGGGCGATGTGTGGTCTGCGGTCGGTCTGGCGCCCTCGACACGTGGTCGGCCGGCGAAGAACCACCACGAGCATACGTTTGTTACGCCTTCGGGCATTGAATTTAACGGATACTTCGGCGCTGTGACGCAGGAAGTATTCGATCGAACAAATACAACGGCTGATCTCAAGCAGGAAATCATCGACGGCCACGGACTCGCCCGCCCGGCGGTAGAGCCGAACGCGCTGCTAATGCTGTGGGCCATTGCGATTCAGTCAGCCATGACTGAGCTGCGTGTCCGCGAAGAAGCAGCCGCCCTGCCCAATACGATGAAGCTGCAGCTGGATACCGTCAACGCCGCGATCGACAAGATCGTCTCGGCCACGGCTGGTGGAGCAGCTACGTCGGAAGAAATTCAGGAACTGGAAGAAATCATCGCAAATAACAAGAAGCTTATTAACGTTGCGCTGGGTAGCCTCAACGCTACGTGGAGCAAGAAGGGCGGGCTCACTCTCGACGCGGTCGAGCGAGTCGCCAAGAAAAAGTCCAAGGGCGATGAGGCGTCGGGCGACGGCGATGCCGCCGGAGCGAAGGCTAGTGCGTTCGGCTTTGAGCGGTTGAGCGGCGAAAAGCCCGAATTAAAGGTTGTCGATCCGTCGGCGTCTCCGAACGGCGATGCGAGCGGCGTATTTGCGCCCAAGCCGGATCCGACGTACATCATTAATGAAAATACTGAAAACTTGTTCAAAATTCTGCACATCTCGCGGAAGCATTCTCCGCAGACTGTGAATCTTGTCGGCCCACACGGCTGCGGTAAGACCGCACTGGCGATTCAATTCGCGGCTCGGGCAAATTCGCCAATGCTGATTATGGACTGCGCAAATTTGCGCGAGGCCCGCGACTGGTTCGGCTACAAGACCGCCCGCGAGGGTACGGTTTACTGGCAGGAGAGTCAGTTTGTTCGGGCAGTTGAGGCCGGCGGGCACGTAGTACTGCTCGACGAGCTAAATCGCGCAAATCCCCATATCCTCAATACGCTGATGCCGCTGCTCGACGGCCGCCGCTTCACGTTTCTCGAGG